CTCGCCCTCTGGCCAGTGAATGATTCTTGCATTGCTCATGCTTTGTGCCCCTCTTCTTCGGCATTTTCGTTTTGTGAAGCCTTTCTTTTTAGGGCTTCTTTAACAGCAGACCTTACCGGCGTTGCGTACCTAATAACTACAACTCCAGAGCCGCCATTGCCGCCTTGAGTAGCGGCCGCGTTACCACCATTGCCGCCGCCGCCAGAACCAGTATTGGGTTGCGCGTCTTGACCATTTGTTTGGCCGTTGCTTCCTGCGTTACCTGCTCCAGCGCCTCCACCAGAACCAGCCCCCGATTGTCCTGAGTTGCCACCGCCACCGCCGCCCGCATACGCTTTACCCCAAACAGTTATTGGGGAGCCGCCAATGCCTCCGCTTGAACCGTTTGGTGGTGTTTGACCAGCACCGCCCATACCGCCACCTCCAGCACTAGGGTAGGGGCTACCGCCAGTATCATTTCCTGCACCGCCGTTGAATCCAACACTTCCCTGCCCAGCAGTGCCATCTCCCCACCATGCCGCTCCGCCGCCGCCACATGCTCCGTTTCTGCCGTTTTTGTAAGTGCCTGCACTAGGTCTTGTGTTATGACCACTACCGCCACCACCGCCGCCACCGCCACCGGAGGCAGAGGCTACGCCTGTAATAGATGAATCGCCGCCGTTAGAGCCTCGGTTATCAATGTAGTTATCCTTATTGCCCTGCGGATCCCCTTTTACACCGGCTTTGCCTACTGTGATCGACAAAGAACTACTCACAGATGTTGAGCCTTGAACTACAGCGCCTGCACCACCACCACCAAAAGAGCCGCCACCGCCACCGCCAACAATTAGGTACTCAATTTGCTTTTCTCCAGCCGTCACCACAAATGTGCCACTGCTGTTAAAGGTGTGATACCTGTACCCGCCAGAGTCAGTAATAGCCCCGCCAGAGGCAGTGAACTTGGGGCGCCAAACAAGATTAGTGCCAGCGTAAACCGCCTTCACTTCCTGAGTGCCTACCCTGATCTTATTAGGCTCATTTCCTCCTGAAATGATGCTCATGTTAAGAAGTACACCGTGCTTGCATCTTTAGAGCCAAGGTTGTTGTATTCGGCCTCAGTCAAAACGACTATCTTCTTTGTTTCGGTTTTCTGGTAATAGCGGTCATCATGGTTATGATTAGTTAATGAGTATGAACCTTTAACCTGATAGTTACTGCCAACCCATGTTTCTGTTGCGTAACCTGTAAGGTCGGTTGCTGGGATAGCCGCGATCTCTTCGTCCACGTATGTCTTGGTCGCATAGTCATCAAGAACAGAGCCATCTGGCAACTCGATGGCATCGATAGCTTCGTCCACGTAAACCTCAGTGGCGTAACCATCAAAGTCAGTTGGTGGGATAGCCGCGATAGAGTCATCAACGTATGTTTCTGTTGCGTAACCATCGAAGTCAGTTGGGGGAATAGCCGCGATGGCTTCGTCAACGTATGTCTCGGTAGAGTAACCAGTCAGGATCGGATTGCCGTCCAAGTCGGTGAAGCTGGCGGATGCCACGCTCTGCATGTTCAGCATCTTGACTTCGTCAGAGCCGATAGCAGTCTCAAAGATGTTCGTGTTGGGTGCGTTCGACAGGTGGTAGTAGTGGCCAATGCCGCCACCGTCAGGGCCGTTGATTCCGTCAGCGTCCCATACGCCTCCTGCGTCGATCTCAGTCCACGTGCCGCTCTGCCGCCCGTACTGAAGCCCGTCATCTGGTGCCTCGGGAACGAAGACCTGACCGGAGCCGTCTCCGCCTGCTACCCACTCGCCCTTGCCCGTAGTTCTACTGATAACGCGCTCAAGGGGTATATCGTAAAGCTGATCGTCTTCCACCACGTCGGTAGTGACCTTACTGGAGTAAGAGTCGAGGTCATCGAGGTCTACACCCAGTCCACCACCAGTTACTGATACCCAGTATTCGCCTTCCCACACGTACTGCTCGCCGGTCACACCAACGTCAGTCCACATGTCGCCCTTCTGGGGGTCGGGCGGCGGTAACTCCTGCACGTAGTTCTGAATGGTTGCCTTGATCGCGTTGTCCCACTCGGCGATGATGCCGCTCAGGTTATCGAGCGCGTCCTGTACGTTGTCGCCTAGCAGGTTCTCGTTGTCCTGCTCTACCTGACCAGCGTCAACCTCGTGTGGGTTGTTCTTATCCCAGATGTGAGCCCAGATGGCATTGAACGCTACAGCGTTAAATGTGCCAGTGATCGTCCCGCCGTTCGGGAAAGCAATCGGGGCAACGTCGCCGTCGATGTACTGATCGTTTGCTAGGGTTGCGGTGCTCTCTATTGGGGTCAGCGACTGGTCAGACGCGTTAAATGTGGCGAAGCCAGCCTCCCGGTTGCAGGCGTCATCAAACGCCGCATAGAAGACCACCGAGCCATCGTCGATAGTGTCTCCGAAGTTGGTGTAGCCCTTGCTGGAGCCTTCAAGGTAGAACTTGCCCACGCCGTCAGCGACGTTGGGCCTATTGAAACTTTCAGCAATCCAGTTACCAGCTACGGCACGCTCAAATAATTCTTGGTTGGTCATACTATGAGTCCGTCCGTGTAAGTGCGTAGTGATGGGCCAGACCAACGCGTAACCTGATCGTCCATCGCGATATCTGCGAGTGCCTCGGCAAATCGCATCTTGTACATCTCAAATCCGACGGCATCCTTGGCAAAGGCGCATATCTCAGCGCACAGCCCGAAGATGTAGCAGTCAGGGTGCTTCTCAGACAGCCAGTTTGAGTCAATGTCCTGTTGCAGTGCGGGGACGCGCTGGTAGTACACGACTTCGAGAATGTCGTTGTCGGTGGGCGGTGCCACCTGAATCTGGTTGGCGATGACCGTGTAGTAGCGCTGGGTCTCTCTACGGTTAGTGGCGTTCATCTGCTCTGGGTTGACGTAGATCAGCGTCATGCCGCCAACGGGGTGGTAACCAGTGCCCTCGTTAATGGACTGACTGCCCCTGCGTACCAACTCCACGTCCCGGAAGCCGCCCCAGTCACCGGGTAGACCGTAGTACTCCTTGTTACGCTCCAGCCAGATCTGCGCTCGCACTGACTGCTCGCCAGTCTTCAGGGCGCTATTGATCTTGGACTCCACCACCTTGGTGAAGCCCGGAATGGCGTTGACCAGTTCCTGATCGTATCGATCAACGTAGGATTGGGCCGCGTCTTTAACTTGTTTGTAATTCATACGGGCCACCTAAAGTAAGTTGGGTTGTCTCTGGCGCGATCATATTGATACAGGTAATGCCAGTTTTCGTTCGGATCAATCTTGATGTAAGGAATGATCACAGCGCTCTGGTTGTAGAGCGCGCCATACAAAAATGGCTTCTCCCAGCTTCTCGGGTGCATAGCGTGATCTGGGCGGATGGATTCAACGCCGCTTGACTCAGATATGAATCGAGTGTGCAACTCCCAGAATGGCAACTTTGGGGCGGAGGTAGATTTCTGGGATGTAACTGGTGGTTTATTCCCATCCATGTCTTCTGGGGCGAAGTAGATGCCCTTAGTGTCTTGCGCCCAGCCATCCTGCAAGTTCCCATTTGCATCAACTACCAAATACCTTCCGGGGTTTTCGTGCAAGTTGTCTACATTTATCCCTTGCCCTATCTTCGCTAACTGGTATTTGTAATGACCCGCCATCTCTTCAATGAAAGTGCGCTGTGCCAAAGCCTTCTCATCAAAGAAGTCAAAGACAGTTTCGTCATACATGGAATAGGAGCCAGAAGCATTTACTAAGGTTACGTCCCAGTAGGTGTAACTAGACTGCTGGCTCATTCTCTTAAACTTGTAGACACCCCAGTTGTCTTTGTCTACAAACATCTCAAACTTGGTTCCTACAAGATCTGCGGAATTAACAAGATCTGAGAAGTTTTCGCCATCCAGATCGACTGGATCGCTGTTAAAGTAAACCCTCTTTAACTCAGCAAAATCGCCCCAGACGGCACTAGTGCCACCTTGGGTTGGCTTAACGTCATATTTTTGGGTGTAGGTGCTGTACAGCCTAAAGCGGCCAGCCTTCTTGATGGGAACTACTGTTTGCAGTTCCTGCTTCATGAAGTCGATCTGGCTCTGGAGTTTAGCGTCATCCGCTTGGGAGACTACTAGCACCCCGTCTATCGCGGCATTTAACTGATCGGTAGTGGCAAATGCGGACGGCTGTAGGCCGTAGTTCATTGCACACTTTTTGTATACAGAGTTTATTACATTGTTGCTATCAAGGGTCGCGTAGGCGGGTGTCCCCCTAATGGCCATTACCTCGAAGCGGAACGCATCATACCCATTTGCGCCATCGATCTTCTCGATGAACTTGCCTACCTGAATATCAATGTACTGGTCACTGCCAGAGAAGGCATGTTCTCCTTGTATAAAGAAATTGAGCCACTCACCCTCCTCCAACAATTCGTCCCACTCAGTAAACTCGGTTGTCGCTTCATCAACCAAATACCCACCCCTGTTGATATCAAAGTGGGTTCCTTTTGTTAGGTCGCCAGTGCCGTCGTTGTAAAGGTAGAAGTGGTGGGAGGATGGATTCTTATCTACACCCACGCAATAAAACCTGCCAATGGCTCTTCGGTAGTCAGTCTCGCCCTCTTCGGGTTCCCCACCAAAGTCTGGAACTTCCAGAGTCTCTAGGAACTCGTTGATCTCATCGATGTCACCTTGCAGTTCGCCAAACTCAGGGTGCGTATGATCCTTCCGCGCATAGCGGTCATCGAGTTCACTCAGGTCGATACTCTGATCGTTCAACTCGAAGAATCGAATCTCGCACGTAGCGTTCACGAGGAAGTTGTTGCCCTTCTCTTTCAGGGTTACCGGGATCTCGCTGATGCCTTGCCCGTTAGCCTCTCCAGCCACAACAAACAGCACAAAGTTCTCGGGGTTGTTTATATCGACAAGTTCGACATAGTCGCCCACGCTGATATCGCCCACGCCAACCGTCAAACCATTTAGGTCAGTGTTGTTCAACTGGATGATGTTGTTGCTGGCGGATAGGTCATCAGACCCCAGAGCAAACTCGCCGGGGTTGCGGGCCATAACGTCGCCCATAAAACCAACGTACTTCCATTGGCCGTGCGTCTTGCGTACCAGTAACGTATCGAGCGCAAGAGCCAGTTCGGTGATCTCGGTCTGCAACGTGTTGTCGCCAGCTATACGGGCGGCAGTCTCATCAGCCAGATCTTTCTTGATGCCTGAGTCATCGTACTCGGGGTGTACGATTCCGCCAATGGCTTCATCTACGTAGTCTTCACTAGCGAGTCCCTCGATGTCAGGAATGATGGACTCAACTCCGCTAACGGCACCGTCAACGTAGTCTTCAGTAGCGTAGCCAGAGAGGTCAGTCTCGGGGATCGCGTCGATCTGCCCGGTGACCCAGTCCTCAGTCGCGTAGCCCGTTAGGTCAACGCCCTCTGGGAACTCGATATTCGCGATGGATTCGTCAACGTAGTCCTCGGTTGCGTAGCCAGTAAGGTCAGGCGCTTCGAGTTCGTCGATCTGCTCTTGCAGTACCTTGTCGCCGTCAGTCGCAACCTTGATGGCCGCGTTCAGGACGTTCAGTTCGGTTTCGTCTACGTAATCAATCGTGGCGTAGTCGCTAAGGTCTACGTCGCCGCCACCAGCCTCTATGCCATCGATCTCTTGATCGAGGCGCTGGATCTCACTGGCGATGAATCGGTTAGCGTCTTTCTGGTTCTCTAATTCGGGTAACTCTCTGGTGGGCATAAACTGCCCGCGTGCATTACGCAGGGGGTCATCAGGCTCCAGCCCGACCATGCTGGTAGTAACCTCGCCAGCCTCGCCCGCAACAGGGAAATCGGCACGCACGTTCGCGCCACCCTTGATTCCAACGACTTCCATGCCCTCGGTATCGGTGATCTTGTTAAAGTCCGAAAACTTTTTAGTTGTAGCCTCACGGACTGAACCCTCCGCCTTCACGAAGAGTTTCGGGAGCCAGTCTGGAATCAGTGACTTCATTTATTTCTCCGGTGCTAGGAACTTCTCGCCGCTTTCATCGGTCATCACGTTCCCGGCCTCTGTGGCCAGCATCGATATGGGCGGGTCGTTCGGGTCGGGAGGGGTGAGGTTCTGCAACTCCTCCATGTTGATGTAGGCACCCGTCGTGTGCCATGTCTTGCCGCCGCCTGCCTTGACGCCAGTGACGCCTCGGTTCCGGGTTCGGTGCATAATGAGTGGCATATCAGATCCTAAAGTTGTCGTTCAGCATGAACGGCTTGATGTCTTCCTCTTGGAAGAACTTGGCGAACTCGCGCTGTTGATCCTTAGCGCTGAGTTGCAGAAATCCTTTGTATTTCCCGTTGTGGGATCGGCCATCATTAGCCGCGCTGAATACTTCGATGGGGATGGTCGCAACCATGCGGAAGCCCTCTACGTCTTTGGTGCCGCCGTCGTTGCGTACCGCCTGAGCCAACTCTGCTACTGCGTCGTAGTTAGCCGCGTACTTGCGGACATACATCTTGTCTTCGCTGGGCTGGTACTTCCATTCGACGCCCGTACCATCCTGCTGGTAATGCAGATCGCTCATTTGAAATTCCTATAGAAAAAGAGCCCCCTCCGAAGAGGGGGCTAGTGGTTTTACTCGACTGCTTCTTGCGAGCCGTCGACGCCCACGATCATCGCGTGGGCTTTTTCCGTATGGCACCGCACGCCCCAGTCCACGCTGATTTGGCGCTTCTCGGCCAAGCCAGTTTTGGCTAAGGTGTCGGTACGGTAGCCTTCCAAGTAGGACAGAGATACGTACTCTGGATCCAACAGGAAGATGTTGTCGCTGGTGCTGGTAACAAGACCAGTGCCAGCGTCAACAGCGCCGTTGCCCGGTTGCAGGCGGTTCGGAACCAGCTTAACGGTGCCGAAGTCGGAAACGATCACATTGACAGATGCCAGTGCTTTCGCCTTGTCAGTGCTCTTGCCCTGATCCGCTTGCAGAGTGGCGATACGTGCAGTCTCGTTGAACATGTAAGTCGAGATTGCAGTGATCACCGAAGGCGTAGACATGAGGACAGAAACCTCACCACCTTCTTCGTACACGGACTGGATAGCGTCCTTGATGCACTTGAACGACACAGGTGCCGCTTCGCCAGCAGTAGCCGCAACAGTCAGACCAGTGGTGTAGTTATAGCCACCAGCAGTGCCGGGGGTGCCGTCTGCATTGAAGACAGAAGTCTCAATCCAAGTGGGCAGTCCACCAGTTACGCCAGCTACCGCGTCAGTACCAGCCTTAGAGGCTTGGTTGAACAGAGCGGCGGCTTCTACGTCGCGACGGATCTCTTGGTTAGCCCGAGTCAGTCGGTAAGCCAATTCTTTGGCTCTTCCGATAGTGTCTGAGGCATCTGCTCTATAACTTACAGCTATAACCTTATCACTAATTTGACTATGGTTTCCTACGCGGCCACCAGTGATCGAAACGAGGTCGCCCGCGTCCTGACCATCTACACGCTGGTTGTTCAGCATGGGCGGGTTCAGTTCATCGAGAACCCAATCGAACCGCTCGTTCTTATGCCTCGTGCTACCTACCATGTCGGTAAAGGGCAAGGGGATTCGACTGATGTCGAAGATCTTGTCCATTACGTCTTCATGGATTACTCCCCCAGTCTCGATGGACTTGAGGTTGAACGCATCTACGTTACCGTAGGTTGGAGCCAAAGTTTCGTTGGCCATGATTTACTCTCCCAATAGGAGGCTCGCTACCGCGTCTCTTTCCAATATCCTTTTATTGGCACCTTTCGCGTTTTTAGCGGCCTGAACTAGACTATCGACCTGTGACTGCTTCTTCTTCACAAATCGGCCATTAGACGCACGTTGCATTTTGGGAGCCTTCTTAACCTTCTTATCGGCGACCGTTTTACCTTGGTCGTAGAGCATGGCCTTTCTGAGGGTTACCACGTGACGTGAATGAACCACGTCGCTCAGTTCCTCATCCGGGAACCCTTGTGCTCGGGCGTACTCGATGACATCGGCCATGCCGCTACTCATCTTCTCGCCGTCGTTCCACTCGGGAATGGCTTCGGTCAGTGCCACTCGCTCCTGAGACAGTATTTGCTGGCGCTCGGCCTGCTCCTGCTGTGTCATTTGCTCGTTCTGGTAAGCCATCTGCTGGCCTACCGCCTGACCCATCTGCTGGAGTTCCTGATGTCGCGTTTGGAACTCTTGCTGTTTAGCCGCCCACTCTGCCGGGTCGGTTATGCGTAACCTGTCCCAATCGATGGAGTTAAACTCGCCCATCAATCGGTTCTCCATCATCTGCCCCATGTTTTGGAGCATCTGGAGTCGGTTGCCCATCTCCTCTGCAACTGTTGTGCGCTCGGAGTCAAACTGCTTACGCTCTTCTGCAAGGATCTGGGATTTCTCCTCATTGGCCTTGTAGTACTGCGTCTGCGAGATTGCATCCTTGAGACTGACGTGTTCGTCCTTTCCGTTAACCTTCAGCTTTACAAAGACATCGCCATCGTCATCTACCGTTAGCTTGTCGTTGTCTAACCCAAGTTCAGCGGCCAAGGCTTCGAGCCCGCCTACCTCTTCATGGTCGTCTTCTGTTTCTTCCTGCTGGGCCTCTTCGGTTTCGGTTTCCCCGTCCTCTGAGACTGCGGCCTCTACTTCGACTTCTTCTGAGGTTGTTTCATCGTCATCGTACTCAACCGGAGTATCGGTGACGTTATCTGGCGTACCGATCTGGTGCGCCTCTTCTTTGTCGCCTTGCATAAGCATCTCAGCGACTTGATCGACTGCACTTGCGCCCGTATCCGTAGAATTAGGGTGAACAGCACCTTCGCTCATATATCATCTCCTTCATGTTGTTTTTCGGCCAATATGCCGGTGGTAACCAACTCCTCAAGGAACTCCTCAAGATTAGTCAGCGCGATGGCTTGGCTCTTTAGGTCGTACAACTCCTCTTGGTTCCGGGGGTCGCAGAACGCGTCAAACAGCGCCTGCTTCCGATCCTCCAAGTGTTCTTCAATTAGGGTTAGGTCTTTCCTTGCTTGCCTGCCCCTTCTCGCTTCCCTTATCAGTTGCCCGTCCTGAGCCATTCAAACTTTCCTTGTTTGCCTGTAGTTCGCGTTCCAACTGCATCTTCGCGTTGGTCTCTAGTTCCGTCAGCTTCAGCGCCGTGTCGGTCTTCAGCTTGTCGTAGTCAAACGCCTGCTTCGCCGAATCCTTAGCGGCCTGCAACGCGGCCTTCATCTGCTCGATCTCTTGCTTGTGCTGTGCCTCCAGAGCGTTGATCTGCTCCTTCAACTGACCGTTCTGCATGGTGGCCTGAGCCTTGGTCTGCTCCGCCGCCGCGACCTGCATCTGTGCCTGTAGCGCCTGCTGTTGCATCTGGATCTGCATCTGCTCCTTCTGCATCATCTCCTGCTGGGCCTGCTGATCCTGCTGTGCCTTCTGCTGTGCGAACTGCTGGCCCTCGGGGCCGTTCGGGTTCATGAAGTACTTCTCGGCTTCACCCAAGTCCGCCAGACCGACCATGTCGTCGAGCGCGTTGTAGAGTTGCTTAGTGTCGACCAGCACGTTGTCGGGCATCTGCTTGAACTGCATCTGCGTCTGGAAGATCTGCTGTAGTGCGCCCAGCTTCATCTGGTCGTCACCGGCACCGGCACCAACCGTGACCATCATGCGACTACGGTCGCCCCATGTGCTGGGGTCGACGTTCTGCCAGTTGCCCTTGA